ATCAGGAATGAAAATACATATACACGGATGGATTAAGAATGGAAGAAAGTGGGAATGTAAGGTAATGGACGTATCATGAAACCTCATCAAAGACAATACGAAGTAGAAGGAAAATCAGTCGATATAGAAACGTTTAGAAATAGAATTATTAATCTTATAGACGATAACCCTTTAACTATTCCAGAAATTGCGAATCAATTAAAATCAAATACTAGGAAAGTTCAGACTGTCGTTTATAATTTACACTCACATGGTGTCATCAGTGCTGACGAGTCTAATAAATTTCATCTTTATTGGAAAACTAAAGTGCCAATGTTGCAAGAGATATTTCATCCTATGCCAGACTTTAGCGGTCGCATAAAGAGTATTTATATTCACACAGAAGAGGAAGCGAATGCACACGGACAGACTTAAGCAGATTTTAGATGATTGGGCTTTATGGATGCAAGCACCAAGCACAAAGCTTGGATATCCCAGCAGGTCGTTAGGCATGGTGTCAGGAGGAGAGTCAACCTCTGATGCTTTTGAGGACATGGTGTCAGACATGGACATGGAAAATGTCAGAACGATAGATGCGATCATTCATAGCTTACCTCAAGATCAAAAAGAAGCTGTCTATGCTAGATACCTCAAGACTACCAAATACGATGATTATGAGTATCAATTAGGGCTTGCGTTTGACAACATGCTAACTATCGCTTCAAGGCGTATTGTCGCTTGACAGAGCACTATCACTTATGATATAATTCAGGCGTTGGGATAGGTGCGTCTATCGTTTCTGTCTCAACCTCTCCGTAGTCTCCTTCAAGTCCCTCTTCGTGAGGGATTTTTTTTGGATTAAATATGAAAAAACCTACCACAAAGAAAGCTAAACTTGCCAAAGTAGGCAAGGTCATGAGTGAGTTTAAAAAAGGCAAACTTCATTCAGGAAAAAGCGGTAATATTGTCAAGTCCACAAAACAAGGAATTGCAATCGCTTTATCAGAAGCAGGAATGTCAAAGAAGAAAAAGAAGTAAAAACATACCTGTAAAACGCATGCAATCGCATTTAGACGCATTATCTTTAAAAAGATATAGTCAGGTAGCATAGAAATAAAAAAGGCTCTAAAAAGAGCCTTAAAATCGTTTTAAGATACATTTCAGGGTAAATTCAATTACTTTGAATAAAATCGAGAATATAGACACTAAAACAAATCCTATTAAAAAGTCCATAATTACTTTTTCTAGGTCTCTATCCATTGTTAGCTTTCATTTGACTTCTAATAATTGATTCAGCTTCTTTTTTAGTATTAATAAAATAATAGTTTTTAATTGTAGATTGATTGTAAATAATTACATCATTTAAGAATTCTGATAGCCTTTTATTGTTAAAATTAGCAATAGTTCTGTTTTTAAAGTCTATAACGTACATTTTAGTCCCCTAATTCGCATAGTTTATAAATATTGTCATAGATTTCTTGACCGCTTTGACTCATTCTCTGATAGTCAAAGGATAATAAGTCTATAAGTTCTCTTAACTCTAAATACTTTGATGATGTGATAGTGTCATGTTTTTGCATTTTAATCTCCTTGATAGTCAATAGCATTTTTAACAGCATATTCGATAAGATTGTAAAGTTCCTCGCCATATTCAGTATTGCGAGTGCCATCTTGAATGTCAGGATCATGCTCTATACATTTTTTAGCAATTCCAAAATGGTCTACAATCTCAAAATACACTTCTTGAGTGATATTGCATACTTGATCTAGTTCTAAAATGTTAATTGTCATTATCTGTTCTCCTTATAGTCTATGAATAACTCTAAAGCTAACTCTTCGGCTTCATTTTCGGTCATATGGTCGCAATAAGACATATCATATACTAAACGATCATCTACAAACAACATGAAATGGTTAGTGTCTGAATCATAAGAATAAGAATAATTATTCATAATAAGGTCTCCATGATCTTGTTAGCGTCAATTGCTTCACTATTATTAAAATTTTTGTCTCGTTCTTCTTCTGATAAATACCATTCTATATGGTCTATAAAGACACCCTCTAAATCAGAAGAGTATTCGATGCCATAATGATAATGATTATCAGGGTTATCAATATCACTACATTTGTATTTATATTGAATATCACTCATTTTGATGCACCTTGAATTTTTCTATCAATAGAATCTAACTCTTCATTCTTATTGATAAGTTCTAATAAATGCTCTGCAAGTTCTAAACGACCTTGATAAATACCTTGTGAATCATCTGTAAGGTATTCATTTTCTAAAGCGTCATTAGCGTCATCAATAGCACCTTGTAATTGCATTTTAATAACGTTTATAAGTCTTTTCTGTTGATGTATTAATAAATCACTCATATTAGACCTCCAAATTAGAAATTTCAGTATTAAGCTCTGATAACTGATATCGCATATCATCTAAATACTGATTAATTGTAAGATAACCGCTGGGTGTAATACCTCTACTGACATCTTCTAAATTGAGGTCGATAGCGTGTAGAGCCTCTGTAATATAATCAAGTTCTATTTGCATGATGTAGTCTCCTTATTGTAAAACTTCAATAGGTGTAAAACTTTTACCATTGTTTAAGTCATGTGCTAGGTCTTTAAAAAGGCTTCTATAGTCCCTAGCGTTTAATATGCCATGATTATTGATTAAGTCATCTGTTATCATATCGGCTACATAATCGCAAGTAATGGAGTTATCGTAATTCCATTCTTCACAATCATCAATATAAGATAAAACATTTTCTTCTTCTATTGGTAGATATTCAATTTTAGGTTGATAATTCATTTTATAGTCTCCTTAAATATAATCATGGTCAATACTTATAGACCATGAAATGCAATCGTATTCATAAGCGGATTCGATAGCTTGAGTTATTTTGTCAATTTTATTAGTATCGGCAAATTGTAAAGTAAACTCTGTTAAAAGATTGTCTTCATTCTTTGCGGTGTTATTTGGCAAGGACTGATAAGCCTTAAAAGTGATATTTGATAGCATTGTAAATTCTCCTAGTAAGATAAGATTAATAATAAGAACATATAAAAGTTGATAAAGCCTAATAGTAATATAATAAAGTTCTTTGTCAAGTTATTCATTGTTTAATCCCCTTAATGTAAAGATTGGTAAATAAAGTCATAGTTATCTAGCATGAATAGATTATCAGATTCAAATTTATTGACAAGATATTCTAAAATATAATCTGATAAAATGTCATCTTTATTTGATAAAGCCTCTCCAAAGGTATAATGAGAGATAAAACCGCTTCTAGAAGTAGTTCTATCCTCCAAATATGATATAAAGTCTTTATCACGTTTAAATGTTGTCATCAATAGGGAATTGTCTCTATCTGATATATTGCAATTAATAACATCTGTTGAATAGTTATAGTATTGAGGGCTTATAAGCTTTAAGTCTTTAAAGTCTATGTCAAGATTATAGTTATCTTGAATCCATGACTTAAATTCATCTGTAAAGACCTCTATATAGTCTTTATGGATTGTCTTATAGTCTATGTTATCTACTATCGAATCATAGTTAAAAACCCCGTTATCATCTCTATAATAAGATTCAATAGCATCGTCTATAAGATCAGAGTGTAAAGAGTTATAAAACCCGTTGAAACGTATATTAGTATTAATCATGGTTATTTCTCCTTGTAAGGTAATAATACATAAGTTTATAATGTTGTCAAGTATTCCTTAAACATCTTTTTAGCGTCTTTTATAGAATACCCATAATAAGTTCTATTGATTAATTGATTATCTATAATATCGGATAGCGTTATAGACCCGTTATAGTTCTTTGTTATTGACATGGTAATAATCTCCTATTCATTGTCAAGTTGTTTATAATAGATATAGCCGTCTTCTTTAGCATTGAGTTCTTTTAGAATAGAATCAATCTGAAAAGGGAAGAACACTCTATCTGATCTTCCTATAATGTTATTAAGTTGATCTTTGCATAAGATGTAATACATGGTTTAAATCTCCTTTATATTGTCAATTTATAATTAAACGTAGTTAAAAAAGGGAATATATAAAATTCTAGTTAAGATTCTCTAGGATATATTCTCCGCTTTTAATCTTTGATTCTATTTCTTTGGTAGATTCTCCTAGAAAAGCGTTACGATACTTTGATGTAGTTCTAGAATAGTTATAATAAATAGGGTCAAGGTAAGTCTTAACTCCTGTCTCTGTTCTCTCTATCTTTACAATAATAGACTTATAGCTTTGAAAGTAAGTCTTATTATCGTCTGTAATGATGAATTGATTCGGTATATTGTTATAAGACTTAAGGCTTGTCATGTTTTTAACTTGCATTTTGTTATCTCCTAGTTAGTTGTCAAGATTGACAATGTAATAATATCCCTAGTAAATAACTTGTCAAGTATTATCTATAATTAAATTGTAACAAATTGTAACAAGCTAAAGACTTGTTATGTATATATAAGGAATAACCCGAATGAGTGAAGAAGTATCTATAAACCCTGTTGACAATATGGTCACTCCTATGATAAGCGATGACATAAATACTATACAGGATAGCAAAGCCTTAACTCCTGTTGACGATCTATCTAAAGACATGGTAGAGAGTGAAGAAGGCGGCAAAGTAGGAAGACCCCCACACCTTCCAAATGCAGACACCCGAAATAAGGTTTACATGTTATCTACAGTAGGCACACGCCATGAAGATATCGCATCCGTACTTTCCATCTCACATGACACACTTGTCAAGTACTATAAGGAAGAGCTTGACAAAGGACGTATTGAGGCTAACGCATCTGTAGCAGAGACTTTATTCAAACAAGCTAAAGAAGGCAACACTACAGCTATGATCTTCTGGCTTAAGTCTCGTGCACGTTGGAAAGAATCTACACAGCATGAGATCAGTGGCAATCCAGATGGCTCTCCTGTAGAAGTAAAAATCATCACAGGAATCGAATAAGCAAGACCCCCACCCCTTATTTTTAAAACGCCAGTACCCAAATTTTTTATAGGATATTATTATGGGCTTATTAGAATTATTAAGATCTAAATCACCAGAGGCAGCGGCTGCAGTACAATCTGCATATAGCCAACTCACCCCTGCTGAAATGGAAGCACTCAAGTTTCAAGAAATGAAAAGACAGATGGATGAGTTCTCTAGACAAAACGCATTCCAATCTAACCCACAAGCTGTACCTTATTACCAACAAACAAATCCAATGGGTAATACGATGACTAACGTAGCACCTATGGGTGGTGGTTTATCTGTACAAAATACACAATCACCTATGGATTTAAACTCACTTTTAAGAATGTTAGGTTATAGATAATGAAAGGTCTATACGCTAACATCCACGCTAAACGTAAACGTATCGCAGAAGGTTCTGGAGAGAAGATGCGTAAAGTAGGATCTAAAGGTGCACCTACAGCAAAGCAATTTAAACAAGCAGCTAAAACAGCAAAGAAAGGTAAATAATCATGCCAATGGTCGGAAAGAAGAAATTTGCTTACACAGAAAAAGGTAAGAAAGAAGCTAAAGAATACGCTAAAAAAGCGGGTAAAAAAGTAG